TTTTGTTAAGTACCTCCTCAACCTCTGGGAAACCGATCTTACCAGCCGATACCATCTCATTGATTTTATCGGCTGTAACACCATATTTCTCCGCCAGCTCTTTCACCAGAGGAATACCCCTACCAGTGAATTGCCTTACATCCTGGGCATAGAGCCTACCTTGTACCATTGTGGTACCATAGAGATAAACTATATCATTGAGTGGGATAGAAAGTCCAGAGGCGATATTACCCAGCCTTACCAGCGTATCATTTACCTTATCAGCAGAAACGCCATAAGCCATGAGCTGCTTTGCGCCCTCGGCAACACCCATAAGATCAAACGGTGTCTTAGCTGCCGTTTCCACCATCTGATCCATGAGCGTTTTGGCTTTGCTCTGGCTCCCCAGCATGGTTTCAAACGCAATCTCTAACTGCTGGAATTGTCCTTGCACTTGCACAATGCTATTGAGCAATCCCATCATACCTTGACCTACCATATAGTAGGATATGTATTCACCAGCTCTTTGAGCAAAGGATTGAAATACATCCTCAACGCTTTCAACCTCCCCTATAGCGTTGCTGGAGAAATCTCTGATCCTATTCTCCATCGCTTGTGCAGACACGTTGAAATCGTCTATATCCAGAGTAGCCCTAAAAGCTAAAGCACCGTCTATATTTTCCATTATATTATGCCTTTGATATAGTTTTTAATATCATCTTTTGTTTTTAGCTCTCTGTGAATAATTTTCTCTTGTTTGATCGGTTGTCCGTTCTCATCAGTCTGGATCTCCGCTGGTCTTAGTAGATCGGCTAACATAGTTTGCACGTTCAACCAGGAGATCCCCCAGAGCAAATAATCGTAAGTCCATCCAAACTGCTTTAGGATCTCCCCACGATACCCCCAGGGGCTACATAGCCCCCTTACTCTATCAGATCCGCTCTGTTCTCTTTCGGCTTGGTCGTTCCCATCTCTACGATTGATCTGATAGAGGAGGTAAAACCCCCTGGATTCATCATCTGGCTTATTACATCCGCCAGCCTTTTCAGCCTGGTTACTGTAAGGTGCTCAATAAAGAACTTCTGGAGCGTTTTCACCTCGGAGTTGGGTTTGATCACGGAGGGATCGTTAATGACTGCAACGGCAGCAATCTCCGCCATGAGGGGGATATACTTAAAGAGCTTTTTGCTCTCCTGGATCGGTTGATCCTGGATCGCCTCCTCATCATATTCTATCTGGATATATAGCTTTCGCAGATAGTCAATAGTTCCCAGATAGAGCGGTTTGATATAGAAATTCCTCTGATAGATATGCTCCATCGTTGTTTTCTCCACATTGGGCACATCTGCCTCCGTAACATCCCAACCTTTGGGAATGCGTTTATCCCTCCAGATCCTTGCTTTCTTAGGGAATTTCTTATTCCACCAGCGGATAAACCTGGGAGGTTTTACTGGGTAAATTTTCAGAGGCACAGTAAATTTAACACCCATCTGTAAGAGGGCATCAATGGCTTTCTCCTCCACCTCCAGGCGTTGCTGGCGGTTGAGTTCCGTTGGTTGTATCTGGTTGCTTTCTTTATCCATAGTAGTGAAAATTAAGCCCCCCATCCTGGGGTGGGATAGGAGGCTTTCCTGGTTCATTTTCGGGATCGGTTACGCTGTTGTCTTGGTGGGGTCATTGAATGATTCATCCGCCATCAGCTCTGACTGATATTTGAGTGTCATAGGCACCAGGCAGATACCCTTTGCAGAGTAGGTGATCTCAAACTTGGGAATGATACGCACGTTGGCACATCCGACCATCAAACCCTCCTCTGGCTGCTGCCATACAGCCCATTCCTTGTAGGGGAGTTTCCTGGGGCGTACCCATTTACGTTTACCCTCCGATCCAGTGATAGTACCACCGAAATAACGAGCCATCAGCTCCAGATCGGGATCCATCAGAGAGAGCTGTACGTTGGTGGGAGTTTCACCAGTGAGCGTGATACGCTTGCTGGAGGTTTCAGATTTGTGCTCGGTGATTTCGGGATCATTATCAACGAGCTGGCAAGTGTCCTGGTAAACATCGCCCAGGTCAAGCCATTCATTTCCGTTAGGAGGCATAGAGCCATCCGAAAGAGCCTCATGGATCCAGATCTTTTTAAGACCCATTGTTGATAATATAGGCATGGTTTCTTTGTTTTTATTGGTTACACTTTTTATCTCTTACTGTTAGCTCCAGAGCCAGTGAAACAAAATGCTCATCGTGATCTGGTTCCTTGATCGGTGGATTGAGCCTCCCTATATTCCAGTTATAGCCCATCCCTCTCTCATAATGGTTTTGCAGTATCTCGATCACCTTTGCTCGGATCTCTATGAGCCGTTTGGTGTTGGTTCTCTTTACTGATTTTCCTCTCCCCATCGAGATAGTAAGATCTGGCACATGGATATTCACATTGATTTGACCGAATCGCACGGATCCCTCTCCGTCAATGGTATGAGGCACAATGATCACATCCTCCTGGGTGTAATCGTTTCGCTCATAGTCCACGCATCCAGAGATCATCTTTGCCACATCGCTCTCCTGGAGCAACTGGAAAACTCTTATTGCTATTTCCTCGGTTGTTATCATGCTACATTTCCAAATTTCTCCAGAGCCTTTTGCTTGGCTTTGGTTATCAGTTCTTTTACCACGATCGGAAACTCCTTTTTAGCTTTGAGTTCAGCAGGGAGGATCACGTTATATCCCTTAGCCTCTACATAGGCAGCATAATTCATTCCAGCTACTATAATGAGGGAGAATTTGTTGGGCAAAGAGGATGCTATTTTCATAGCCAGCTTTAACGCCTCCTCCGCACCCTCTCCAGGCTGGTTTGTCGCATCATAGTAAACTATTTCCTTATCCTTTACCACAGCATAGGCGATTGAGTTAGTGAGATTGCCAGTCCTATCAGTGTAGTTGTGGTTATCTTTGGCATATTTAGCCAAACTTTCACCCAGATATTGCAGAGTGAAAATCGTGGCTTGCTCCAGGCGTTTCTGGAATAGCATCACCTCATCAAACACAGCTCCTTTACTGAATTGTGGCGTTATCCCCATAGCTCAATGTATTTGCGGTTTAACAGATCCAGGCTTTTGATCTCAAACTCATCCTCAATGCCATTCTCTCCAATCACTTTGATCAGCACACCGATAGCCAGATCACCCACTCCAGAAAAGTGCTTTGGGATAAACACGTTATAGTTGTAGGTGTATTCTTGCCCATCAGTGCCGATAAAGTGTTTTGCTGGCACCACATTATCAATCTGGCACTCACATCCAGGTTGCCAGTCAGATCCATCATCACTGGAGTACAATCCAGTTTCGGGATCCCTGGCTACCTGGGAGAGCGATTGGTATAAGAATTTGCCGTTGATCCTCATTGCTACCAGTACATTGACCCATCAGTAATTGAGGGGAGATCATCAACAAAATCATCAGCATCCAGATCGTTTTCAGTACACAAAGCCTTGATCCTTTTCTCCAGCTTATCTACATTGTAGCCCTGGGAGGATTTTCCCAGGCTATCACTGGAGAGCACGATCAGCTTTTTGAGCACCTTGATTGCAGCCACGGCAATAGGCTTTTTGTCCTCCTGGGTGTATTCAGCATCCAGATCGGTAACATTGGCATCCGCCAGGGCTTTCATCAAAGTGAGCCGATTTGGAGTGTATGGCTCCAGCTCTCCGATTAGGGCATCAAACTTTGTCAGATTCTCCATCTCTTACTCCTGGGTTAGGGCATCATTGAGAGCCTGGGTTTGTTCCTCTGTGAGCTTGGAGAGAGCGTTTTCCACGCCCTTAGCTTTGGCATTAGCAGCCACCGATACACCGATAGCAGCCAGAGCCTCCTTGATCACGTTGATCTCATAGCTTGCACCCTGGAAACTTACCATCACCTTAGCCTGGGGAGCCTCGGAGGGTGTGGGAGTTTCCACAGATACGATCACACACAGTTTGCGACTTACCATGTCATTGACACGGTTAAGATCGGATAATGTGAGCACATCACCCTTGCGGTGGATATGCTCAACATTATCACGATCCCTAAAGTCTGTTACAACTTTCAGTTTAAGCATACATCGGAAATTTAGGCGGTGGGCAATCCAGCGTTACCCTCATACTCGGCTTTAGTCCAGTATGAACGTGCAACACCGTTTTCATCGTTGGGAACGGTCTTTTCCTCAAAGCCACGAACTTGCAGACACACGATCGCATCAATCTCTGTTACCAGAGGGAGCATCCTGGCAGCACCCTCCGTGTATTCAGCAGCAACCTGGTTGCCAGAGGCACCAGTACGCCACTTAGAAATACGAATGCCGTTGCCAGCGTTCAAGTAGTCCACATTGTCCTCCTCCATCAGCTCACTATCCTCAATGGCGGGCTGGATTTCAGCGACAACGCCAGCGGGCTTGATACCGATAAAGTTAGCATTCCAGGGCTGGATAGGATAGCGTTTGCCATCCTTCGCAATGCCCATCTTTCGTGTGATCACAGTGATCGGGGGGATCTGGTTCTCCTCCAGCAAATCGTTAAGCTCTGAAACCTTGACAGTCTGAGCCTTTTTATCATTGCCATGAGCCATGAGGCGTGTGCTCTCATCCATACGGATCCAGGTGTAGAGATCCTGGCTCATCAGAATTTCGCCAGGCTCAATGCCACGGTTGCGGAGATCAGAGCAGATCATAGACAGCATGAGGATCGGGTTCACCTTGCCAGCAGCGGTGTTTGCAGTGTTCCAAAGGTAGGCACTCATCAGTTTGTTTGCCTCGCTCATCTGGTAATCCACCTCATACGCACGACCGCCAGGGTTGTTTACCGCTGGGATAAACTGGCATACACCCCAGTTAGAGAAAGCAGTGAGGAGGATAAAGTCCATCACATCCTTACAGCCCAGATATGCGTTCTGCATATCGTTGCGGAAAGTCTTTTCAATGGCTTTTACCTTATCACGCTCCTTGATCCTGGGGTTCTCATAAACCTCCAGCATCTTACGGTATTCCCTGGCTTGGAGCTGGAATGTGTGTCCGATCCTGGGGATCTCACCAGTCCATATATCGAAACCATCAGAACGCCTCAAAGGTGTGGGGGATTCATTGCCTACCAGAGTAGCCATAAGGCGCAACCGATACTTACCCACAATAGCCTCCGCAGTGAGCGACATCTGGGGTGTGTTGTAGGTACACCACTGATCGGAGTAGGTTTTCTCAAAGAGAGCCACTTCCCTTTCAGAGGCTTTATCGAATGTTTTTCCCCAGGTTGCCAGGAGATCCAGAGGAACACCGTTTTTGTGCAACCCCTTGAATGTTGAAAAAATTGATTTCATAGTTTACCGTTAGTGTGATTTAGTGAATTTCACATGAGGGTTGGCTTTGAGGAAAGCCCCAGTTTCATCTTTCTGGCTGGCAGGGATTGGGAGCACACGCCTCTCATAGAGGGCATACTGGAGAGTGTCAGCAGAAACATCCATTGAGGTTTCAAATTCCTTAACCTCATTGTCTGCCACCGTTACAGAGTTGGCAAGTCCTCTGGATTTGGATTTGGGAGTGGCAGCACCATCGGAGATAACCTCCTCCAGCACATCGCCCACAGCCAGACCAGCGATAGCAGCAGACAGAGTGATTTTGTAGATGTTGCCCTTTTCCTCCACCTTTGTTACGGTGGGAACGCTTGCTATTGCCGTGGCAGCAGCACCCTCTTTGAGGATCATATCACCAACAGCAAAGAAAGGAGCATAGAACTCATCGACAGCCAGAGTGATCTGCTTAGGATCCTCGGAGTCAATTTCAGCGACTTTTGCAGTCTTGATCACTTGCACCAGCCTGGTTTCCTCATCATAGATCGCCAGCACTCCACCAGGGATAATATCGCCATCAGCAAAATTCTGATTGCTCCTATCCAGGTTAAAGCCTCCGATCACTTTTGAGGGAGAGCCAGTAAAGATCGGGCGTGATCCAGTGAAAGAGTGTTTCTTGCGTTTCATCTTTACTTGTTAATTATTTTGCGGTTATTGATTCCAGCAAGCTATCGGCAGCCTCATCAACTTGCTTTTCACTTGCTGCTTTTTCGCCCTCCCCATCTTTGGGCATCAGACCATCTGTAATGAGATCTTGCTTAATGGCAGCCACAGCCTCCTCAATATCCTCCTCATCGGAGATTGATTTAGCCAGGCGGTTGCGGAGATAGCTGGGGATCTTGTGCTTTTCCATTGCGGTTGCAATATCGGAGGAGCGTTGAGATTTAGACTTTTCGCCCTCCATTTCAGCAATTTTTTCCTTGAGCTTTTTGATCTCCTCTGCGTGTGGATCATCGTTGCGCTCCGTTTTGCCCTTACCTTTGCCCTTGTCGGGATCTTCATCCTCTTTGGATTCTCCCTCCCCACCTTTGCTCTGGTTGGCGTTCTCCTTTGCGTTCTGCGCCCATCGTGTAGCCTCACCCTGGCTGGATTTGGCGATATTCACGATCTTGGTTGCAATCTTTTCGATCAGCTCCTCATCGGTAGAATCATCCTCTACGACATCACCGATGCTTTCGGTGATCTCTTTAAGGTACTTCTCCGATAAATGAGTGTCTTTACAGCGGTCTTTGACCTTTGTGTAGAGTGCTTTGTTCATCGTTGATACTGATTAAATTATAGAATGGTGCAAATATAATAATTTTCCTCCAATAAATGCGTTTGGCAGACACACAAAATTAACCAGGTAAATAAACTATTTTTCAGTTACTTAAATTAACCAGGTAAATTTTACTTGAAAAATAATTGCTGAAAAGTTTGGTATATTAAATAAAACACATTAACTTTGCGATGTGTTTGAGAAACACAGATAACTCAAACTGATTGCAACACCGAATTAAAAAAAACAAAAGAAAGATATGGAAACAAAAATTGTTTATGTGGTTTACGGATCACGCACCGAGATCAGCAATCTTATCGCCTTTCTGGTATCTGGAGAATGGGCATTTAACTACAGCGGAGAATATCTGTATTTCCCCAACGATCCCACAGAGCTGATCAAAGAGGCTGGGATGGATCTCAAAGTAGTAACCGAAAACTGGTGTACAAACTGTTTCGGTTTTAAGGATGCTCCCAGGGAGTTTAATCACACAGTGGAAAGATCGGAAACAGTTGTTAAAGCTGATACGATCATCAAAACCAACAACCTCACCACTGCCTCTGAATACATGGCGTATTTCAAAACACACGGAGCCACCGAGATCCGAGATTCAGAAACCAGACAAAAGGGAGGCAGAAAGTATCTCCACAAAGGAAAAGTAAGCTATCTCTATCAATTCTAAAACCACCAGGGGAGGGGCAACCCTCCCCACAAAAGGAAAGCAGATCATGGCAGAAAATAAATTTAAGATCGGAGAGATCGTTGCCGTTTCCGACAAAAAGGAAAACATCCTATATACTGGTATGGTAAAAGGCTGGGATTATAACCTTTGCACATTTGAGATCCAGTATGATATTGACTATTACAACGCAAAAAATGAGCGTGTTTTTACGCTTATGGGAGCACCAGAAAACAAGCTCCAGAGCCTAACTCTTACCGATAGACAGAAAGAACTTTTTGAGGAGTTGATCCAGGGATCAAAGAGATACGGTAAACTTGCTATTGAGAATTGCGAAAAATGGGTTTCCGCTGGCTATGCTGGAGGTAAAACCACTCCAGATAAGCTCTATTGTTATTGTGGAGAGGGTAATGGCTACCAGGGAGCCGATGTTGCTCCAGCCAACCGAATTGCGGTGATCTTTGATACCAGGGAGGCAGCTATGATAAATAGTGGAAATGCTGGTTATAATGGGTATGGCGAAAGGATAATGCTGGAACCGATGGAGGCTTACACTTATTTCAATATCCTCCAGACGGATGCCTACAGAGTAGCAATGATGGCTCTAAATGTGATAACAAACGGACTTTAACCAGGAGGGGAGCAATCCCCTCCACAATGCAACACCGATAATGGGAATACTTAAAGATGCGATCCGTTCAGTGATCGAAAAAGATGCAAAGGAAAGAGGGCTGGATATTCAGTTTCTTGATACCCCTACCAGGGTGATTAAGACAGCAGCCCAGGCGAAATATGATGATGTAAGACGTGCGGAACCTGGCTATGTGCAAGGCGTTCACAGAGCCAGGAAAGAGGCAGCACCCTCCATTTGCCGATCATGCAAACACGGTATGAGATATGGATCGGGGATCTATTGCTCTTGGACTGGTAAAACACTCCACAATAAGAAAAGCAAGTGTAACCACTATGTGGAGAAAGGAGGATCAAAATGAGGCGGATCCTTTTCAGAGGGCTAAAGCGTTTCCCCTATGGAGCGTATTGGTATGTGGGCGATCTCTGGCACTGCCAGGGAAAGCCTTATATCAGAACCAGCAACGGATCCTCCCTGGAGGTGGATGCTGAAACCGTTGGGCAATACATAGGCAAAAAGGATAAAGCGGATCGGCTGATCTTTGAGGGAGATATTGCCAGGTATGAGCACATAACCCAGGATGGCAAATTGGAGAGAGGAGAGCCGTTTGAGATCCGCTGGAATGAGAATGAATGTGCCTTTTGTGCTTGGGATGGCTATACGTTCATTGCGCTGCCTCCCTTTGATCGCTTACAAGTGATCGGCAATATCCACCAAAAGCAGAATGAGCATGATTAAGGGTTGTTTTA